GTAAGAGTGATTGTTCCACTTGTGGTGATTGGACTTCCACTTACAGATAATCCACCACCGTTAGCAACTGAAACCGAAGTGACTGTTCCACCACCAGACGCTCCAACCTTTGTATCGATTCTATCATCGATTGCAGCGGCCGTCATAAGAACTGAATCACTATTACTGAAACTTTCACTACTTAACTGTAAACTGCCCGCCGCCAAGGCCGATGTTGTTAAACCAGTAATAGAACCACCAAGTGTCAAACTACCAGTTGAAGTTACACTACCAGATAAAGTCAATCCACTAACTGATCCCGTTCCAGAAACACTAGTAACTGTACCAGTGTTTGTTGTGAATCCAGAGTCGTTGATAAAAACACTTAAACCGATTTCATTTGCGGCTTTTCTTCTTTGCTCTCCTGCGTCCAATATAACAAATTCATCTGCTCCAACCATTGTTGCTGTCATATCTGTCAAATCACTTAAGTTAACTGAAATCGAATCAGCAGCAACATCGATAAGATCTCCAGCTCCAATATTTAAGGTTACACTTCCCGAAGTTCCTCCTCCAGTTAAACCACTTCCGGCCGTTACTGCTGAAATATCTCCCGAAGTGCTGGTAAGATAACCTTGACCTCCAACCCAATTCATAACCGCAGCTGCGGTTAATATTGTTGTATCATTGTTAGCAATTGAGGATCCATCTCCTCCAACTTCTGCTCCGGTTTGTACTGCTGATGCCGCAAGTTGACTTAAAGTTAGTCCAGTAATAGAACCACCAAGTGTCAAACTACCAGTTGTAGTTACCGTACCTGTTAACGTAAGTCCACTGACCGATCCTGTTCCGGAAACACTAGTTACTGTTCCACCACCAGACGCTCCAACCTTTGTATCGATTCTATCATCGATTGCAGCGGCCGTCATAAGAATTGAATCACTATTACTGAAACTTTCATTACTTAACTGTATTGCAGTTCCGGCGAGAGCAGAAGAGTTGATCGTGAGTGTTCCTGTTCCAATCGTCGGGCCTGTAATTGAAGGACTTGTGAGAGTTTTATTTGTAAGGGTTTGTGTCCCAGTCTCTGTAACAATTGCGGTGCTATTATTTACGGTGTTAAATGCCGCAGAAAGATCCGTAAGATCATCCGCAAGAAGATTGGTGAACTGTCTCCATTCGTCAAACGTTCTAGTCTTGGTTACAAAATCCCTACTAATAGGATCATCAAGTTCATCCGAAGAATTTTGTGTGTAAGTAACAGATGTATAAGATGCAAGTGGCATAATTCTATTTATCTAATTTTTGTAAGAGAATGTTGACCAGATTTTTCAATTCAAAAACTTCTTTTTTTAAATCTTCCATTTCTCTAAAATTTTTCTTTCTAAGCTTAGCGGAGTGATATGATTCTGAACTTACATTAATAATGGCCCCAGAAGAAACGTCTCTTCTTAAGTGATTATATCCTTGAACCTTTTCTAACATTATTATATAGTAGTGATTGCACGAAGATCTGTAACGACAGGAACTTTACTAGCATCAGTTGAAGTCATAACGATCTTTAACTGAAATGCACTAAAATCATTTGATGGATCGTATTCATATTCCACTTCGTTTAAAAATGAATCCGGAAGACCTTCATCTGATTCTGGTATTGGTTTAGATTTCAATTCATTCCAATTTGCATCCCTAACATCAAGACCTGAACTCTCATCGTCAAATCGAGCATAAACACGAATTCTTGAATTCTTGGGTTGATTAGCTCCAATGAATACATTTATCTTATCAGCAGGATCATTCAACGTAATCTTTTTAGATATGTATCTCGCAGTGGCGTTTCCGTGTGCCGCATTTGTTTCATTTGTTACATCATTGTTGATGATGTTTCCGATACAAATCAATGAACATTTGTTCAAGTCTATAGTAGGAGTAAGATACTTATCTCTTGTTTCTAATGTAGCAGACAACCTTAAATCAGGAGCGGACGAAACTGAAACGGCGGAATCCAAATAATTATGTAAACCACCAGTGTTCAAATCGTAATCAACACCACCAGCTCTGAGACTATACTTAATAGAAGTTGAAGCATGAACAGTTTCGCCTGGATTGAATTGTACAGAAGTTACAGTAAATGCACTTTTTATGATCGACTGAAAGAATCCATTTCGTGTTTGGTGTGTTCCCGGCCCAACTTGAGCGATTTTAACAGTATTGTATTCTCCACTTGTATTGGTGTCTGTGAAGAGATGAACATTTAACTTGAACTTAATATCTCTTGTTTGTATTGGAGACCATGTGGAGGCGTTTGAACTTCTGAATGCAACTCCAAGATATGGATCGCGATCTATTCTTTCGCCCGTTAAAACATCTATTCCATCGAGCTCGGACATCCAAATACGATAATCTTTCGATGTGGATCTCACTATAAAAGCATATTCTTTCTCGGCACTTAAAAAGACTGGATTGTTAAATGTGAATGTTGTGACAGATGATGCATTATCACTTACATTTACACTGCTCGGATTGAGAACTACTGTACTATTATTCACCTTTCGAGCAGTCGGAGTTCCATTTTCAACTTCGACTATTTCAATACGAACTGGATCGTTAGCTGTTGTTTTCTGTTTAAAGAATAAGTCAATAGACTTGGCGTAAGCACCTCTAGGGATTTTTGCATCCGCTAAGTGAAATGATTGAGCCAACGGATCTTCACGATTGAATTCGTTGTTTATATTATCCTCTGCTGTAACAGATCGAAGTTCACCTTCATCCGTTTCAAATATTTGATCATCAACACGAATTTGTACATAATGATCTTCAGGGGCAACATCCAACGATAAGGTGATCAACTCTTGTTCATCGGTCTCACTATCAATTCTAACCGAAAAAGTTTTAGTTGCAAGACCATCAACGAGAGGAAGGTTTCCTGTCAGAGAAGATTCTCCAGAAAAATCACTAACTGTTACACCCACTCCACTTATGGTATAGGGGATATTACCATCAGCTACATTTTTGGTTTTGAGAGTTACAGTGAAAGACCCACCTTCCTCTATATCTTTATAGGTAGTGTTTCCTCCATCAACTGTGAGTTCATATTCCTCAATCGGATCTGGAGTCACCGTGTTAAACGGGACTTGCGATTGCCAAGATGTCAATGGAGTTCCGTTATTGGTTTCGGTTTGATTTGTATCGTTATTGAATTCGGTTTGATTTGTAGGCGGAAAATAAACAGGAGCGCTCGGTCCAACATCAGTAATCACTGCGGGTGTTACTGTAAGAGTTTCACTATTTTCCGGATCTTGAAACTCAACTGTAGCTGAAGCATTGTAGTATGCTCGGGCCCGAGTTGTAATATTATTATCAAACACACCAGAATTTGTGTCGGTGAATGTTACAATTCTGCTACCTATGGGAAATCTTACGGTTGAATTATTAGGAATGATGAAATATCCTTCAGCCATTCCATTGTCATCCGTAACAACACTTTCACGAGAATCACCGATAATAGTAAAAGCTTCTGTTGCATTCTTATTAAAAAAGTCCAATCGATTTGCTTCCAATCTATCGGGAAACAGATAATCCGAGAACGAACCGGAACTTAATGATGTTGTATATCCAGTAATATTTACTTCATCAAGATAAGTGTACAGACGAGTGTTTGGTTTCATCGCCGTGACTTTAAAATATACTCTTCTGGATCTGACAAATGGAACTATTGTAATTTCAGCCGGAGGTGGACGAGTATCTCCTGACTGTGTGCCTTTCCATTGTAGATATTCTTCCGATTCAAGCTTTGTCCTAATGGTATCATCACTCCATGCTCGAATCAAATCTTCGTGGAAAACCTGAGCTGCCACATAATCATTGCTGCTTCCCGTATTTCTCAGCTGCCAAACTATAAAATCATATAAAGAACGAATTTGTTCATCAGTAAAACCTTCACCAGTAGCATTCAATTCTACTGATGTGGTGGTCCAGTTGCTCCCAAAAGTCGTTGAAGAATCAGAACCATTCAAGAAATTATCATTGACACCATTTTCGTTCTCTGTTAGATCTGGTCGTACTCGAACCTCGATCCAATCATCTCCGGTAGGAGACAGTTCCAGTGATCCACGATAATTTGATACGTGGTATGGTACTACGGACTCGTCAACTGATGCATACTTCTGATCTATGATTGTCTCAGTTCCAGTCGATGGAAGACGAACATACTTATCTGTGGTCAACCCATTGATTCTTTGTTCGACTTGGTTAATCGTAAAACTCGGCCGAAGGTGTCCCGCAAATTTATCTATTGAACATTGGTGTTTTGGATCGGTTACATCGGATCGACCATGACCCGTGAAACTATCTACAAAAATACCATTCTTGAATCTCTGACCACTTGAATCAAAAATATCTTTATCATTTGCATTTCTCTCAAGTAGAGAAAGAGATGTATAGTATTCGAGATTTGAAATTCTCTTTTCTAGTTTACCAATATCAGCCATCGTATATCGACGATGTGCAACATATTCTGTTTTAATATTCCTTGCATCAAATGTGTAGGCTGGTACAAAAAGATTATAAAGAACCATCGAACCCTTTGAAGGAGGAGAGAGTCGAGGCCTCTCCGATGAAACACCCCTTTCGATTAAAAATTCACCTCTTGGAGAAACAACCAATCTATCATATCTCGGAAGATAATAATCAACTACTGTATCAATACTGGTATTTGGATCAATAGTTGCCGAAGAAGATCCTCTGAAATCAAATGCATCCGTTAATCTACATCCCTTATATGATGGAATCTTTTCATAATCAAGTCCAATTGGATAAGAATCACGAGAGAAGTAATCTCCAGACCCATGTGATAGATAGTTGAGAGTAATTGTTATGTTACCATTTAAAGTTGCAGAACCTATGTATGTAAGCTTAGCATTTTCATACGATCCATCTCTTTGACCATTGTCCAAAACGAAATCATCAAGAATGATTGTCTTTGCTGGAGTGTCACTGTCGCCTCCCACTATAGAGGTAATTTCAACAACATCTTTTACACCTAAATCTATTACTTCGCCGGTGGTAATTCCGATAGGAGAAGGAGCGTCTGTGACTTGATAACCCGTAACTAGAGTTTTATTTGCTCGCGTTAAAGTTGTATTAACCTTTGCAATTGCAGTTATTGTACCAGTTGTTACATTTACTGTTAAAGTCGCTTCTGTGGATTCGGAGTTTAAAGATACGTTACTTACGGTTGCAAACGTAGATCCATTTGATATGATGTAATCATCTTCATTTGTACTTCTAAATGTTTCGCCAACGGTCAATCCCTTAAGAACTATTGTATTGGATCCCAAAGAAGTAACATCAACATAGTAATCTCCAGCTGAACCAGAAGTTCCGGAAAATTCTTTTCTCTTGACAAACGTGGTAGAGTTAGATCTAACACCCGATACTACCTTTCTTGGAAGTTTTACTAATTTAGTTGAATTTTTGTTACCTCTTACCTTAAACGTTGCTTCAATCGGATTGAACTGAACTTGAGGAGTAACTGTTGAATCAATAATATTCGTTGCGGAATTTATATCTGCATAAGAAGCAGATCCAAGAGTAAAGTACAAACGATATACTGTGTCGGCCGGCAGACCAGTTCCTCGAACCTTTTCAAGTCCGGTTGGTGTGATAGTACGTCCACTAGCTCCCTGTACTTGGTAACTCGAAGCTGGAATGTTATTGTTTTCAATGTCCGGTAAAGTTGCGGCAGTAAATGTACCTTCAATATAAGTTGTCTCGCCCGATTTGAATGTTATGGACTCTCCAGATTTTTGACCTCTTGATTTATCCTGTAAAATACTGAATCGGTTTCTAATTTCAGTCCTATTTCCACCAACATATAAAACACAAGGATTCACATCAACAACATATTTTGATTTTAAATCATTGATAACAGATGTTTCAGTGGACTCAAATGCTCCATTATTTATTCCATCGTTATATGCTTCTCTTGTAGTAACAGTAATTTTATTCAAAGAATAATTACCACTCTCTTCCGAAGTTCGTCGAGCGAGTGTGTCACCCAATGTTCCTCTTTTGGTAGAATATTTTGTGGAAAGAGGTTCTACCTTTCTACCATTTTGTAATGTAAGAAGAGAAATAAAATCACTTGATGAAGCATTTGATGTAAGTCCAAAAACTTTACCGGCATTTTGAGGTTCGTTTAATATACTTGCCTGATCTGTTAAGGCTACCAGTGAAAGAGTAATCGCATAACGATCTGCGCCGGGAGCAGATGTGTTTGGTACTCCGGTTGCGTTGTCGAGAAGAGAGGAATCATCAACTGCTGTTGTAATCGTTTCCGTTACTTTGAAAGCCACCTTACCAGTGATTCGTGTTGATTCATCTGGTCTTTTAATGATAACGTCCGTTTCTTCTATGTTTACAAAATATCCTCCAATAAAGTAAACACCCTTATCAATATGGAGTCTTGATGCGTATCCATGTTCCTTTACTTCTCCGATTACCTCTCTGGTATTGATCGAATATCCGTCTCCACTAATTGCTGTTTGAGAACGAATTGATTGTCTATTGAAGAACTCTGTTCGTTTTTCCGTTTTCTTGGTATACTTGACATACAACCTATATCTTGTTTCGGTATCTGTTGCAATGAGTGCTTCATAATCGACAACCTCGGAAGTAAGACCAACTACTTCAGGACTAGCATTTGCATCAATTATTGCATCAATATTTTTTATTTGACCAACACGAGTTAATACATCCGCGGCCGTAACAGAAGATCCATTAACAACCAAATCGGAATTAGAAAAAGTAATATCTATATAGTAGAGAGGTGCAACGGTTACGTCTCCATCTAAAACTCTACTCCCATTTTCAAAGACGCTGGATCCAAACCTATCAATTTGAGTTTGTAGAAGAGTTTGAAGTTGATTTAACTCCCTAACCTGTGTACTAATGCCAGGTTTAAATAAAATTTTAAGATGACCTTTTGCTTCGTTTCCAGAAGAAACGTAGTCATCATAATAGGGAGAAGTTTGGTAGAGTGTAGTATTGATAGCCATGAATTATTAGAATTGTAAAACGATTCTTACTTTTTCTGTTTGAACAGCGCTTCTTAAAATTGGAGAAATGTTATGTAACATAATCACTTCTCCAGATATATCAAATTGGGAAAATTCCGGTGAATCAGCATGTTCTGATGAAACTACAGCCGTGTATGATACATCACCTCCTTGCTGCGCATCGGAAGAGTTGAAAATCCCTATTGTGCCCGTTGAAGGAACAACATCTTGCGTAACTTTAGATGAACTGTTTTGATGAAAATAAATCCGATTTGTTGTCGTATCTATGAAATCTATCCAAGCTTTTTGCCCGGAGTTCGTTTCCTTAAAATACCATCCAGAAAGGTCGGACGATGTGCTTGGCAAAGTTGCAACTTCAAGGTAAGCTAAAGAATTAATTATCCCGTGTTCTCTAGGTGAATCTTCATCTTTATCTATGATAGGATTTTTGATAATTGAAACTTGGCGAAACTTAGTATCTACCAAGGTTTCTCCATCATCGGTATTTTCAAAATCGGTTTTTACGCCAATATAATATGAAGGAAAAATATCTAAATTGTTTGACCCAAACCCATCAACTGGAGCAATCAGTGGTTGTATTTCGCATTCGGTAATAAAGGTTTGAGTGCTATCGAAATTAATGCTTGCCTTGACAGCACCATTGGAAGATCCAAGACCAAATCCAACGAAATCGGAAAGGGTAAGCGTTCCCCCCTCTGAGACATCCTCATCGATGACTTCAATCACTTCAGTATTTTCAACACGTATGAAAAGACTTTTGGTATCGGTAGTACCATCAATTTGTGTTAATCTCAAAGTAGCGGCGTGTACATCATCAGTATATCCACTTCCCGCCGAAACAATCTTAAATCCATAAATTAAACCCTGTGTCGAATTCGCCGGTGGTGTAATGTTGGTAGGAATCTCAAAGAATGTAGAAGAGTCTTTAAAATCACTGGCGGTTGGAATTGTTCCAATCCGAACCCAAATGTAACCATCTCCGGAATTTTCTCCAACTTCTCCATCTACAGTAATAGTTCCTCCTCCGTTTTTTACTGCACTATTTGGCGCAACCGTGCTATTCACTCCTCCACCATTCGATAAACAAAGGTATAGGACATTGTTGAAGATTGCGTAACATGCATATTCGGTTATGCTACCAGCACTTAATGTTTGGCTGAAACATGTTCTATCGGTTGTGTCGTATCTCTTATATATTCTTGATGTGTTCCAATCTTGATTACTTTTTGGAAGAAGACGTTCTATTTCATTCGACTCAAGGAGTTTCATTGAAATCAGATTTTGAATTGCATCCTGTCTCTCCAATTCACTTCCGGAAGGAGTTGGTGGATCCGTATCATCTGGCCAAGGATCGCTTTTTCCGATACCCACATAATAACCAGTTCCGCTGTAGGAGGGAGAGTCTGTTGCCAGTGTATTTACTGCGGTAACAAAGGCATTAGCATTATTTTTTCTAAAATCGTCTGTAATGATAGCACTCATATTATGTTTATTTATAAATTTTTTTTACATTAAACGAAAGTTTCCGTTATTGATTGTTCCAATGGTGAGTCACTGTCCGGAAAGAAAACGTCTGTAAGAGGGGCATTTCTATCAAGAACCTTAATAGGTGTTTGGTGTTCTGTTACAGCTGTTGTTGAATTGAGATATATCCGAACATCCGAAAGATTTGAAATAGGAATATCAAAAGGTTTTTGATAACCTTCTAGTGTTTCAGTATCAATTGCATCGATTGATGTATACCATGTAACATAAGAATCTGTTTCGATAGACGTGGAAGAATGATCCGGAGAATCGTTTACAGATCTACCAGTTTCAAAAGTTGAAGTATCCAATAGAGAATTTGGTGATGAACCATCCATAATAACATAACTTGTATCGGTAGAAACATAAGTCGTAGTTAATTGAATTGACAGAACTCCAGATATTGAAGAAGTATCATATTGAATGGCGTAAGTTGAGAGAAGATCTTGATCTATTTCACTAGAATCAACAGACATATTAAATGCTTCTGCTGTTACAAATACATCTATAAAACCACCTTCATCCAACCAACCCGGCTGATAAAAAGGTGTGTGATTTTCCAATCCAGTATAAAGACCTTCAACCCAACTTGGGTTTGTGATATCCCAAGTTGGAACAGCTTCTCGGTCTAATCTGGATTGTACCGATTCGATACTTAAATCTGTGAAAAGTTTTAGTCCGGAAGGATGAACCAATTTATTGTATTGTAGTTTCCACCTATCAAATGAAATTCCAGTAGTAATAACATAAGAAAACTCTTGCCACCTTTCACCATCATGAAGTTTATTGATATCAGAATTAAAACCCTTTCTATCGTTATAATTTGTGAACAGAGTGTAGAGTGGTAGATTGTAATTTTTTCTATTCCAGCCCCAAAGAAGTTCTTCATCATTTAGGTTGTCATTTACCCAAAGAGCAAACGGATAAGTCCCTTCAAACTTCCAATGACTATTTTCCTGTGGAGAATTTGGACCAATGAATTTATCAAGAGGGCTCGTGTCACCCGAGTAACTTCCGGTTTGATTTGATATATTCTTTGTTGGAGAAACCGTCTCATGTAAATCCCACTGACCGCTAGAATTAAGTTGATATACCTTAATCTGATTATCATCATAAGGACTTACGATTGTGTAACCAGTCAATCCATCAGGCCACAAGTAAGTGTCGTTACAGTATCCGACTGGAATACCTTGGCACTTATCGTTTCCATCAGAGTTTGGTGATGATTGAAGACCATCATTGATATGAACCACACCATAGATCGCATTCGTTGGAGGAGAGTCGGGACTATTTGTATGACGAACATCGGTTGTAGCATCGGCATCAAGTTGAGAATTGTCCAAATCCCAAGTGATTCGAATCTTTGTCGATTCTCCGGTTGGTAAGTTCGGATCGCCGCGTGAAACGTAGTCGCTTGACATCGGAGAAAGAACAGTCATGTCTTGAGCACCACCTGTTGTATATGTGGATCCGGCTATGTAACCCGTCGATTCGAAGAAAACAATATGTTGATTTGATGGAGAACCGTATGTGTCCGTTATAAAAGTTCCATAGTTTCCGGCCCTAACTCTTTTTCTTTCTATAAGCGTCGGACTAAATGTGATCGGAATAGAAAGATCTTGCTCGTAATCAACATAAAAATTAATTGTGGTATCTTCAAATGCGTAAAAGTTGTAGACCGTTTCTTTGTCGGGGCTTTCGAATATAACATCGCAGAAATATTTACCACCAGCTCTAGTTGGAAGTAAAGTGTGATTTCTTCCGGTTGCAACTATACCCAACTCATCTCTCTCTCCAAAATAAAGATGACGATCTATAAGGTCGAAAGTTTTTGCGTATGGTTCATTGGGAGAATTGATATCTTGAAGAGTTGTGATTTGACCATTGTCAAGATTTTTATCAAAAATTCGAGCATTCTCAACGTATGTTCCAAGACGATACGTGTAACTCTGATTAGGAGAATCATATATGATCTCACTCGTATCAATTGTGATATCAGCCGGAGTTGTAATCGCCAGCTGAGTTGAGATTTTGTTATCACCGGAGTTGAGTTTGGTTTCTGCATCAACTCTTATAGTAAATTTTTTATCGACCGATAATTTATCATAATTCCAAAATATATTTTCGAAGTTACTTCCTATTTTGATGTAGCCGGGATTTGAAGGAGTATAATCAGGAGTTAGAACATTTGGACCTGTTGGAACATCTTCTTCAAATGTTTTTGTCGTTGTGTTGTAAAATACCCTATCTCCGTTTTGCTTTATAAAACCAAAGGTATTAATATCTCCCATCGATGGCTTGAACAGTTGTTCCGAAGGATAAACAACTGTTACCTCATCATTGAAGAAAAGTCTAAAAAATTGGTTTATACTATCTTGAGAGCCGCGAGATTTATAGAACGATAATATGTTTCTAAACAGTTTTCTATTATCTAATACATCCGAGTTTGGAATTCCCTTTCCTATTTCCTTTTTTATCTGGTCTAGGTAAGATTCATCCGTTAGATCGATATCATGTTCAAATGCAATACGATCTATAATATTGGTGGGTTTGTCTTTTAGATTTAAGTAATTGTAATAATCTTCTAAAAAACTAATAAGTGTAGAAGCGCTTCTTCTCAGTTGTAAAGGAAAGAGAGTGGAAACCGATTCAGATTCCCGATTGTGTATATGAACTTCTCCTACTGCTTTTTGTTTGTGTGGCATTTATTATGCGTCTCTATTTACCGTTCTATAATCGGAAATTCGTGATTTAACTCCACTTACGCTGGAATCCACATCACCAATCACATTAGTGTCTGCGATTGAAATTGATAGAAGTTCTTTTCGTTTAGCAATAACATCATCGGAGGCAGGTCTTACCTTTACTTTAATTGTACTCGTTTCCGAGGCCGGTAAATTGTTGAGAGTAATCTTACCAGTAGAAGGTTGAAGGGAACCAACATTTGTATTTATTTTTAATATTGATCCATCTGCTTTACGAGTAAAAACATAAATTCTTCTCTTATCAGATTCTCCGGATATTTTTTCATCTCCCAACTGTACAGTGGATCCGCTGTAAGTCCATGTTGTTGAACTAATCATAGATTCTGTTTGATCAACTTCTCCATCAAGAGCAAAACCGAAATCTATACTATCGTTTGAAGATACATTTCCCGTTACCGTAATTGTAAGAGTTTTGTAAGCGTAAACTCTAACAACTGAATTGGTTATAGCTATATTTGTGTTATCAATTGTTGATAAGAAATTTGAATACCTAAACACTCCATTAAAGTTATTTAATTTATTTTCATTGTATTCTGAAATTGTACTTCTGACATCAGTCTCTAATTCATCTTTGGTTTTTGTGGTAAGTGAAAGATCGTATTTGAAAAAGACTTCAAAGTAAATAAATGTGTATTGGGGATCTCTAAGAACAGGTTTTATTGAAACAACTCTTCGTTTATCAAGAAATGATTCAACATCTCTTTTTTCTTCATCAGTCAAAGTCAGCTGATTGACATCTAAAGGTCTTATGGATATATTTACTTCTCCATAGTTCGGAATGTCATTATCTTCTCCACCCCAAACAGATACATCCTTAACATTATTAATATTTTGTTGAATTAGTGTCTTGTAATCTTCCGCCGTAACAGCCCTATTTTGAGATATGAAGGTGAGTGGGGCGTTAAATTTTACACTATCAATTGTTTCTTTCTCTCCTCCTCCTTGGGCCTTTATATTTAAGGTAATAGAAGCTCTATCCGTTACAGTTTCGTCTGCTCCAGATACATAAGTAAAGGTATTTGCACCGTTTGCGATTTCTCCATCTGTTGTAAGAAAATCAACTCTTATAATATCAAGTGGGTTTGGACTTTTTCCTATGATACCATCACCGAATGTTATATCATAGTACCCTTCTCCATTTTCATTGAGAAAATATATTTGTGAATTTGAATCAACATTTGTAAAGGTCTGAAATTTAGTATAAGTTTCGGGTGAAATATCATCCAGTCCATTTAAAACTTGAACCTTCAAAGTTGCAGTATCAATATCTGCATAGTTGATAGTGAATTTTTGATATGAAGAATCATCAACCGGAAAATCAATTGTTCTTCTTGACCCTTGATAAATTTTCAAATTGTTGAAAGTGAATGTTCCCACCGAAGGCGAATCGCTTGAAAGAGAAACCGGAGCAGTTACATCAGAAATTGTTTGAAATGTATATGTTACATTATCGATGACTGTTGAAAATCTTGTTCCTCTCTCAAGTTTATAATCACCGGCTACACTACTGTCTTGTCGTGTTAGAACTAAATTAATCTCTGCTTGAGATGATCTCCTGCTTCTTGGTGTATAACCTAAAAGTTTTGCCCTCGAAACAACATTGGCTCGTAACTGTGCAGAGTCCATAAAAGACTCGTTCATCGCCATGTGAGCATTAACAGCATTATAGTGTGTGTTGTACGCAAGAACGTCAAGAAGAGAACTCAGGCCGGACCCTTCAAAATCCCAATCGGCAAACACACTTCCACTTCTTCGAAAGTGATTCTTAAGGTTTGTCTTTATCTGATCAAAGTCAAGTTCTGTTGTATTAAATTGGGCCATATTATCTCAGTCTTTGTAAGTTAAAAGATACTTCGGTTTCGGTTTGAAGGTTTATTACGTTGAATCCTATATTGACCACATACGTATTTGCATCTGCATTATCAAATATTTCCACTTTGACACCCGTCACTCTTGGTTCGTAATCTTTTAAAACTTGTCGTATTTCTTCTCTGATACCCATTGCTGTGAATACATCTGCTGGTTCAAAAAGTTTTGCAGTTACATTTCCTCCAATCTCTGGATGGAAAGGTCTTTCGAAAAAGTTAGTAAGAACAAGGTTTTTGACGGATTGTTTAACGGCATCAATGTCCTTTAGTGGTGTGATGTCTTGTCGAAGTTCGTGAATTGGCATCAACAAATTCAGGTCCGAGTAGACACGATTTTTCGAAACATTAGATGCTTTTACAAAATCGCCCTTTGAATCTCTATTGAAATCTTGTATTGCCATATTCTCTATTTATAATGATTACTGAGGAGAATTGTTAAAATGATCAGTTACTCTTTGTATGGCGGTTTGAAAGGGTGTAATATCATAAGAAGGAGAATCATTCCACACACCTCTTGCAATTATCGTTTCGAGATGACCTTGAGAAGCTCTTAATTTTTCTTCGCTTACTGAAGGTAGAGGAATCAATGGTTCGGGACTTCCATCACCATCAAAGAAACGATTGATAACATTAACACTATCAAATGCGTTGTTATACATCTTTTGTATTTCGGCGGAAGTGTATACCGTTTCTGTGGATCCTTCCGGACTATCTAATTCTATTATTTCTGGCATTTTATGATTGATTCAATTGTGATTTAAGTTTTTCGACTTCAGCTGAGAGTTCCTTGATCGCATTGACTAAAACCGGAACAAGTCTCTCATACGACATGCCCATTTTAGTACCATCTTCATTTTTATCAACGAAAAGACGATTGTTTTTGTTTGTGCTATATCCAAATTCTTTTTCTATTTCTTCTACTTCTTGAGCAATTAATCCTACATTTAATTTCTCTTTTTTATGTGTGCCATCGGGAACAATATTTTTAAGATCTTCATTATCTGATGTAAAGTAATCACTCCTCTCATCCCATCGATAAGTAACGGGTCGAAGTTTATTAACAAAATCCAATCCAAAAGAAAGATCTTCAATATCAGATTTATCCCTTTCATCTGAGGTAACAGTCCAACTTACTCTAATATAAGCGTTACTAATACTATTATCCCCGAGAACGATTCGATTCGATTGAGTTGTTATTGTGTTCGATGGAGATGAAGATCTACCAGCATTATGACCTAGTAAAAGATTATTTGAACCAGTTGTTTGATCGTACCCAGCATGACGACCAACCATTGTATTACTTGCGCCGGAAGTATTTGTGTACCCAGCTTGAAATCCAACCATTGTGTTATTTGCACCAGTAGTTGCAATTCCGGTAGTTGTTCCAATGAATACATTATCATTATTGGTAGTAACTGATAAGCCCGCAGAATGACCAATCGCAACATTATACAATCCGGTAGTTTGATTAAGAAGAGCCTGATAACCCACCGCTACACTGATTGAAGCTCCGGTATCATTTTGAAGTGCCTGATAACCAACGGCAGTTTTAGCGCTTCCAGTTACGTTATCATATAGAGCTTGATAACCAACTGCGACATTGTGGTCTCCAGTCGTGGTTTCATGAGCAGCTTCTTGACCGATTGCTACGTTATTGAGTCCATCGGTCAAATCATACAAAGCTTGTCTTCCAACAGCGACGTTT